AAGTGGATCAACAGGAGCATTCTGAACTTGATACTTAAATTGTGTACTATTTACTTTCTCACTAACAACATACTTACCATCATATCCAGTCGCAGTAACTCCATCAAGTACAAATGGTGTATCTACATCAAGACCAGTAACTGCTTCTGCTGTGGTAACTGTAATAATATCACTAGAAACAACACCATTACCTGCTTTAATACTTGTAATACCAACAGATGCACCTGTAGAACCAACAATTCTATATTCATCAACTTTTGGTTCAATATCTAATGCAGAAGATGGATAATCAGGTTCAACTGCACGACCACTAGCAGTACCATATACAAGACCAACCTTCTCATAATACATTTGAAGGTCAGTACGGTTTGTACCTAAAGTTTGGAATGAATCCTTAATAACAACATTATTAACACCATCAGCATACTCAAATGCAGTTAATTTATGGTGTGAGAAGTTAGGAACAAAGGTATTAGCAGTATAATCAATAAAAGCAGTACCATTTGGATCTGCATCAAATAGAGATAACTGCCAGAAATAGCATTCACCAGTTACACGGAATATCGCTGCTGTATCAATATCATCATTTGTTGGAGACGGAACATATTTTGGTCTTATTTTTGTCTTTCTTAAATCATAACCTACAATAGAAGTACCACGAGGAACAATTACACCACCATGAACACTATTAAGCTTATATAAGGCATTATTTGAGTTTGATAAATCGAATACAGTTGTTAAATCCCATGCACTAAAGTCTGATGAAGACGTACCATCCCTACGAATAAAACTACCAGAACCATTAGGAATCCAACCAGGTCTGTTATCAACAATATGATCTCCTGGATGCAGCAAAATAGTGGTTTGACCAAAACGGTCATTGTTCAAACCACGCTGATATGAAAATCTTGATGCCTCAATAAGTGCCCTTTGAATTGTCTTAAAAGGACGAGTTAATGAATTTCCTTTATTCTCGATACTATCTGTAGAGTCCAAGTCATTTGGACTTACATACAGGATATTACCTCGTGCGTTTTTAAGAAAATTCTCTAGTCTGGATAAACCCATGTTATTGTTCCAAGTTATACGTATCCGTTATGGATTATTTATCAAATCCAGAAAGGAGATATTTATGGTTCAGATCTAACACCAACTGCATTTAATCGATATGCTTCTTTTACTGAAGTTGTCCACACCGCATTACAGATAGCTTGAACTGATGCATCCTCACCAGAAATATCTGTATCTGTCATAGTGGTTGCACCATCATTAAGCATTCCAGGTGATAATACTTTACGATGATAAGTACGAGTTAATTCTACACCATCTTCTTTGATGACAGTAGCCGTTCTCACTTGAACAAGTTTCCATTCATCAGTTGCATAAGTAGATCCTACAGATACTACTTCACATTTATCTACGATAATTGATTTTGTGATTGCCATTAGGGTTAATCTCCGATTAAGACAGGTTTAGGCATCAGTTTATAGACATAATAAAGGTCTAAGAATTAGTTTTATAAGTCATCTGCCAAGTAATTATACCACCACCCACAAATGCTTCTCTTCTCAAAGTTCCTCTAATCTCATTATTACCACCAGGATTAACTTTTAATACAGTTTTAGTGCTGTCAACAGCACCACAAACCATATTACCGTCTGCACCATAATCATTATAAGTACCACCAGACCAATTAAGTGATTGGTAAGTTACATTTCCAACACAGTTAGCGTAACCAGCTCCATTTGCAGTAAATGGTAAACCACTAATTCTTAATTCATTATCCTCACTATTAAATGTAGGTGTAGCGTTAAATTGAAGAAATCCCACAACAGTTACTAAATTCCCAATTTTAGTATAGATACCAACTTGGTTATGATAAGTTGGAGTATTACTTAGATTGTCAGGAACAGGTGTCCATGAGCCTTCTTCATAATCGTCCAAAGCATTGGCTGAACCAGTACCACCAAGACAAAGACCATTTGAGTTTATATGAACTTGACAAGCAGTACCATTATTACCAGAAATAGCAACTCCATTCTTACCTCTTATTGCCAACTCACCTGCAAGAGTTCCGTTTGCTAAATTATCATTTGCTTCTATTGCATAAATGTAATGTTGACCTGATGGTGACTGAAATTGAATACCATCCGATGTAGACTTATAAGTATGAAGTAGGTTTGAAGGAGCTGTAGTTCCAACACCTACTCGGCCAGCTCTGTTGATACGAACTCTTTCATCTCCTGGTTGCACCGCAGATCCATCAGCAGCATCACGAGTATAAAAACCAATCTCACCTGCATATCCTTCAATGGGGTCTGCTGTTGGATGGGATATAAAACCCATCGCACATCTTGGTTGATAATTATTATTAATAAAACTAGCACTAATAGCAAGTACATCATTTTTAGTTGCACCAGGAGCATGAAGTAAAATACCATGATCAGCCAAATTTCCAGTAAGAGCTGGTTCAGCAGTTGTCTTTATGGTCAAAGCACTATATGGATTATCTGTCCCAATACCTAAAAAGCCGTTTGATTTGATGCGAAGTCTTTCTGAACCAGCAGTTTCTACTGTAAATGTATCAGCAGAGGGAAATCTGATTGTAGTATTTGTATCTCCAGTATGAACTATCTTATCAGCGATTGAGAAGTCTCCAGTTGCACCTGTTACTGCACCAAGATCTATTCCACTAAAACTTGCAGCAGTTAGAATACCAGCAAATGTTGCATTACCATTCGCAAATATAGTTGCAGCAACACCTATATTAAATTGACCTGTAGAATGTATAGTTGCAGCAGTTCCAATTTTAAGACCACCAGTGGCAGTTACCATACCACTAGTATTAACAGATTGTCCCTCAATGGTTAAACTACCATCAGAGGCATTGATGATATCTGAAGCACCATCTATCCTAATACCCATTTTCTGCCTGAATTAGACTTTTAGATATTTATAAAAAAAGTAATAGGGCAAAAAATACCTGGAGTTTTTTTACCGACTTTTTTGAAACAAAAAGCTAGCCTCCCCTGACTAAAGTGGATTTGCATAGGACAACCGACCTTCGGGGCAAGTTTCCCTTACTAAATTCAACACATTCATAAACTGTTCTATATTATCACACACTACTTCCTTCCTGTCTCCTTCATTAGAGTAGAGGTAAAAAGTTTTCTTGAGTGGGTCTACGACACACTTCATTAAATATTCTTCATCCATCCATGCACTCACCATACTCATATATTATAACACACAAACGTCAATTTGGATACTTATACCAAAAGGATAAGACATATCTCTCACTTTTGTCAACTTTACTAACATGATGGAGATACTGTGAATTAGAGAATATTATCAATTTACCTGTTTCTGGTTTACATTCAAAATGTTCAAAAATAGTCGAACCACCCTCAAAATCATCATTTAGGTATAACATCGCAGCAAACACATCTGCACCATGAACGTCATTCTTGTCAAAATGAGGTTTCATGAAAGTTCCGACAGGCCAACGAACTACACCAACATAGTCTAAAACAATATCTGGATCAAAAGTCTTACATAGGTCTGTAACCCCATGAACCACTGTTTTGAATAATTCATCATCATTAACCTCAATCGTAGTTGGGTCAACATTACCACCCAAGTAAATTGCACCATAATTCCCATCTGGTTCTGGTACATCCATTCCTGATGCAAGACTTTCATTTGGATTTGAATGTGTAACTGTTGTTAAAAATGTATCTCCACCACGACTCTCATCGCCATATGGCATTTCCTCATCATTTCTCTTGGCAAGTTCAATAAAAGGAATACACAGAGAAGAATCCAAAAACTTCTCTTCAATATAAATTAACTTCTTCAAATTGTTACAGTATTTGGCAACTGACGATATCTTTCATCATTGAATCTATTTGGATCCTCTGGATTTTCTGCTGTATTTGGATTAAAGTTTGGATCAGGATAATCTTCCCAGTTATTACCTTCATATTCAACTATCAATGGGTTAATATCTTTTCTCTCTGCATACACATGATAGAAACAATCAATAGGTAATCCACCATTTGCTTGTACATATATAAATTCTTCATCCCATCTCTTCACAATAATATCTTGATGTGCTCTTATAGGTTGAATTTGTACAGAAATACTTTCAGTACGTACTAAATCTTTCCAATAAGATGGTAAAGCAATTTGTGTTTGGTTTCTTAATCTTCCTCTACAATATACTCCAACTTCTGGACCCTCAATACATGCATATCTTAATCTATGACCTTCTCCTTTAGATGGATGTTGTATATCAAATGGTTTTGGTCTAGCATCTGCAGCACCAAATCTAGCAGCAAGTTTACCTTTATTACCACAATCAACTGCACCACTAAAGAAAGCATCTCCCTGAACATAAAGAGCATCAACTGATGAACCACCAGTTACCCAAAGACCATTAGCAGTTCCACCATCACCTTCAATTCTAACATTACCTCTAGTATTAATAGACAAAGGTGTTTCTTTAGTATCTGTTCTACCAACCATTACAGTAGCAGTTCCTGGATAGTCTCCTTCTCCAAAGTCATCAACTGCACCAACCTGAAGTGACCCCTGAATATATGCAGACCAATCAATCTTACTCAACCCTTCTCCAAGAGCTTTAGGATTAGTGAGAGGTTTAGCAACTACAAGTTGACCACCGTAGACCCAAATTTCGTCAAAAGATAATGCCATTAGAATAATTTTCCTGGTTTTGGTATAAGTTTTCTTGCTGATGCAGCAGTGACTCCATTCACAAGTGGAGATAATATTTGTGTACCAATTAGACCTGTAAGAACTAGAAGTCCAGTACTCACAATTTTAACTGATTGCTTTCCATCTACTGTAATATTCTTTGAGTCAAGTTTAAGAGTTTCATTTGCTCTTGCCCATAGTACTCCCTCTGGTGCATTACCTGTTGCAACCATCTCAATATCAAGACCTTCAAGTCGAAGTTTACCATTTCTAGCCCTAATAGTAACGTCACCATTTTCTGCATTAATAAAGATAGCATTTTGATTAACCTTATTCTTACGTCCTTCAGCATCTGGATTATTAACAGCAAGATCTTCACCTGCATTAATCTGAAACGCACCAGGAGCATTCATTGTTGTCCAGTATCTACGCTTCCCGTCTTCCTCCATTGCGATGAAATGTCTTCCATCTACACCAACTATCTGAACACTGGCAGTGACATCTCCATCAGGACTCATTGCCCCAAATTTAATGACCCCGTTCTGGGTTCCTATTTCTTGAGCCCAATAGTTACACTTTTCTGCCATCAGTTAGTACTCCCAGCTACGCTGTCTTGAATAGTATCATAGACTCTAACCACAGCACCACCTGTTTGTCGAGTACCTGCATACTTAACTCCAGATACAAAGTAAACATTTCCATAGTATGCTTTACCGTCTACGTATCCACTAATATCTAGACCAACTGTGTCAAATACTTGAACAACGTCATCTAGTGGTGCTACTTCTGGAACAAGAGGATCTCTAACAACATCAAATACAGGACTAAATCTAGCATTCAAACCTGTATCGCTTGGTAATGTTATCCTCGGAAGGTCTGTAAAATTCCCTCCCCTTTCAACCTTAACCCCCTTTACTTTACCAAAAGGGCCACATACTAATGATAAAACTGTACCATTCTGTGGTTCAATTGTCAACTTATCTTTGGAACAATCATAATTGAAACCACCGTTAGTAACAATAACATCAGTAAGTTTAAGAAGGGCAGGATACTGTTGAGCATCTGCTGGTGGTGGAAGATAACCAAAACCACTATCAACAACAGTTACTCCTCCAACTTGACCATCTTTCACATCTGCCTTAAGAACAGCACCCTTTCCTGTCTTACAAGGATCAAATACTTTTATTTCAGGAGCACCTTTATAGCCAACACCACCATCAACCATATCAACTGCAAGAATACGACCTTGACTATCTACAATTGCATTACCTGCTGCACCTATTCCTCTACCACCAAAGAAGTTAAGTGTAGGTGGTGGACATGGTAGTTGCCTCGTAACACAAGGATCCTTCCTCAATAAATCACGGACAGTAATTTGATTAACCTCATCTATAGTTAAGTAATTAACTTTCCTATCACCATCAACAAATATAAATTGTGTATCTGGATTTAATACTTCATAGGCATTTGCTTGATCAACTGTCTTATGCTTAACATAAGTACCAGTGTTGTCAATCCACCCTACGTGTATGTTTTTAGATGAAACTGCCATAATACTATCCCTTTAATACTTTACGAACACCAACTTTTCTTCCACGTCTATTATAGATAGGAACTTCTTCATACTCTGGTTCAGGTGGTTTCTCTTTCGCATTGTCAGCAGCCTCTGCAATCGCTGCACAGTTTGGTTCATCTTTAGCACCACTACCACCTTCACCTAATGTGTGCTCATCGTTAGGAGAACATTCAAATTCAGGATCACAATCAAACATTTGAGTGATTGATTGTACAAAGTTCATCCC